TTCGGCAATCTGCATACGACCATCAAGAAGGTCGATGATCGCCTCCTTGCCCGAGTTCTGGATCATCTCCAGGCCCGAGATCGTCACCGCAGAAGCGTATTGCGTGATCGAGAACTGCGCCGCAGAGATGGGCGAGTTCTGACCGACGTTCAACACTTCATAACCCGAGTACGAGTTAGTGTTGTTGGTGGTTTGGTCGTTGTACATGATTTCTTGCAAAATCACGTTACCGCCCGAGAACGTCTTGACGTTCCCGCGCTCCTTCAAGCGACGAAGCAACGCATTGTTGTTCGTCACGTTATCAGCAAGCTCACCGCTACGGCTCTGGATTGTGGTAGCGATGATGTCGCTGATACTAGAGTTGGCAAATGCCATTTGAATGCTCCTATATCAGTTAATTAAAGACGTTGCTCGACTTCAGCAAATGCTTCTTCGAGTAACGCACGACGGTCGCTGCTCTTGGGAGCCGTGTTTACGCCTGGTGTGGCGCTTCTGACACTCACCGCTGCTGCGCGAGCAGTTTTAGCTGCTCGGTTTTGCTCCTTCGCTTGTTTTGCGGCGGCTTCAGCCTGTTGGGCTTTTGTTACCTGCTCAAACAAGTTCGGATCAAGTCTAACTGCCTTTTCATAAGCGTCGTCTAACGTCTGCGCGACCCCGCTCTGTAGGAGCTGGATCATCGTCGGTCGGACATCCTCAAAATGTTCGGCTTTTAGACTAAATTGGTTGATTTCATTGAGCAGGCTTTGATTTTCCACCATTTCCTGCTGTTGCTTCCAGCCCATGACCTCGCCACGGACTTGGTTCAATTCGTTTTGCAATTGCCACACAAGCGGATCTACCGATTGCTGCGGCATTTGCGGCATCTGACCAGGTTGCGCCTGCGCGGCATTCAGATTGATGCCATACGACTGCGCCAACTGCATGAAATACTGCAACTTGGTCTGCGGGTCGCTAGTACGCAAGCGATGATCCGCTTCCATCAACGCACCAACGGCCTTATCGGGCGACAAACCCAAGCCTTGGATCGTCGTCATGTACGGCGAAATCGCTTCCTGCATCGCATCAGCGAATTGCGCCTTGGAAAGTAACGGTTCGACGCCAGCGCGCATCTGTTCTTCGCGCTGCCAGGCGTATTCCTGCATCTTTGGGTCGGCTTTTTGCCAAACTTCGTGAAAATCCTTTTTCCACGACGCCGGCGGGCGACGCCATACCGGCGGCTCTGCCTCCTCGGCCTGTTGTTGCGGCTCCGGCTCTCGTTGTGGTTTGGTGAAACGCCCTGCGGCATCGCGCACAACGCTCTCAATCGGCTCGCCCTTCTCGGCTGCCTCGAGTCCTGCCTCTAAAAGCTCACGGCGGTCAATCGGGCTGTCATCCCGTGCCGCTTCCATCGCCGGATTGTTCTCGTCCATTTAGCCTCTCCTGTGGGGATTGGTGAAATTTGCCTGGCTTCGCAGATCGCGCAGTATGCGATCCGCTTGTTCGTTGGTCAGTCGAGTGTTGACCATGTGCTTGATGCGCTCGAGACGGGTGTCTACCGGCTTTTCGCGTCGAATGTGCTTGCTCGGGTCGTCGTTGCCGACTTCCTCACAGCCGTGCGCTTTCAAATGGCGTCGGTGTTCCGATCGGGACGTCACCATCTTGCCGTCAATCATGCTCTTGTACGGCACGATGTCAGGCACGACGTAGTGATAACGCCCCTTGGCGTCCTTTTTACGCTCAACAAACTCGCCATCAATGTAGACGTAGGTGCGCTTCATTGATCAAAACGTGCTGAATGATGATGTCGGCATGGTTTTGTTCATCTGCGCGATGATGAGCTTGGTTTGGGCATCAAGATCCGCCTTATATTTAGCGGCTTCTTGTTGACTTTGCAGTTTCATCGCCTCCAACTGCGCCTCAAACTGCTGCTTTTGCTGCTCCATCGCCAGTTTCGTCTGGTTTTTGAGCTGCTCCATCTGCATTTGCTGTTGCAGCTTGGCCTGCTGTAGCGCCGACTCCATCTGCATCTTTGACGCTTCCATCTGCCCCTTCTGCTGCAACTCGGCTTGCTTGCCTTGCTGCTCGCCATCAGGCTGTTGCTGCATCGCGGCTTGTTGCAACTGCTGCAACGTGGAGTCAATCTGACCCTCGATCGGTCGCGCGGCCTTGAATGCCTGCATACCGAAGCGCAGCAACTCCATCATCATCGGCACCATCTGCGGGCTGGCCTGACCAACCGGCAGGGCTTGCGCGAGGAAACCACCAAACGCTTGCAGGAACTGCAAACGGTCTTGCTTCATCTGGTTCTCATCCAGCATCACTAGGCTATCGGCGGCAATGTCAATGCGGAAATTGCGTAGCGGCTTGTCCTTGAGCAGCTGCAACGCCTGCGGAATCAACTGCTGATCCGCTGGTGTCATCTGTTGAGCCGCGGCATAAGCCAGGATCGTCTCGGGTTGGTAGTGCAGGCACATGACTTGCGCCTTGAGGCGAATCAGCTCGGACGCAAAGAGGGCAACATCCTCCTGCAACGCGCGCAGTCTTAATCCTGCGTACTGTCCTTTGATTTGCTGGGCGGTCGCCGTTTCCGACGCGAAGGATGTCCCACGGATGATGTCCGAGATACCCGTGATTTCGTAGATTTGGGACTTGATGTCCTCACGCGCTCGGTAGCATTGGAGGAGGGCGTTGGCGAGCGTGTCGAGCGGGAGGAGGTCAATGCTGCCTTTAAGGCCGCCTTTCTCCGAGAAAGCCATCCACTTATCAACTGGAATAAGTGCATTGTTGTCGCCCTCCGTCAGTAAGCGTTGCAGCGCAGGCTGGCTGGCGTCGTACACGCCACGCACACGCAGCGCCTTGACCAAACCATCAATGCGGTCGGACAGGATGTCCAACTCCATCGCCTGGTCTTGATAGAGAACAAAGTCAGGAACCGGAACCAGCGTGTCGCTAGTGATCGTGGCATACAGCGGTTTCGGACACGGGAAGAAGCCCTCAAGGCCAAGCGGATCGTCGCGCTCGTCAATGATCTGCGGCATTCCCTTGCAGAACCAATAAACCTTTTGCTTTTCCTTGTCCCACAGCTCGCAGATCTTTGCGCGGTTGTAGGTACGCTTGGACTCGTTGTAGGCGTTAAGCGGCTCCGGCCCTTGGTCGAGTGGAATCTTGCGCGCCATCTCATCGCCAAACCGCTCTGCCAGCGCCTCGCGCGTCATGTAGACCCAGCGCCACACGCAGGTGACTTCTTCCCAGGTGCGCGCCTGTGAGTGGCCGAAATCACGCCAATGGACGTAATCGGTGGGCGCACATTCGTACTCGATACGCTCGAGCGACGGCGGAGCGCCTTCACCCTGCTCTATGTTTGACGTCACGCTGACGCCATCATCCTCAATGCCGATCGGCGCAACGTGCGGCTCGTAGCGTACCCATGCGGTGCCACGGCCACCAAGGAAACGATCCTCAACGGCATAAGACATCGTTGAGCGAAAGTCAGGGTAATGCTCAATTTCAAAGTCGATCGCGCGCTCGAGCAGCTGCCCGGCTACGCGGCCCACCGGATCGTTGTCGCCAAAGCGGCGGCTGATGTCGGCCTTGGGGAGCTTGGCGTACACGGCAGGCTTCAACGTCTGCACGTTTGACCAAAGGATGTTGAATTTGGCCGACTCGGTGAGCGTCTGCCCGCGAGTATCGTCACGGTAACGCTTGATGATTTTCTTGGTACGAGCTGACCACTTGGCAAACTCGTTGTCGTACTGACCGATCGTCTTGAGATATTTCTCGAGATCGCGGCTCATCATCTGTTCCATCAGTCGTTCCCCTTGTTCCGGCTGCTGATGGCCTTTGCCTTGGCTTTGGCTTCCGCCTTACTGCCGGCGCCCCAGGCTTTGAGTGCGAGGGCTAGGCGTGTCGGCTCACCGTTCTTAACCATTGGCCCAGGCATATTGCCCATGCGAGCCAAAAAGGAAGCGCGGCGCGGATTGTCACCTGACTTGACCGGCGGCTTGAGGGTGCCACCCGTCTCGGCCTTGTAGCTGGCACGACCCTTGGCGTTCAAACCGCCTTTCGGGTTCTTGCCCTCTTTGCGCTGCCAGGCTGCTGTCATTTCTTGGCCGTCTTGGCTGATTGTCGGAATGCGTCTGCGGTGGGCGCGCCAGGCTCGCCAGGCTTGCGGGTGCGCTCTACCGTGCGCCCTTCTCGACGTTGCCGAGCTTGCCGTTCCTGCTTGGCAAGAATGTTTGCGTACAGTCCTGCCTTGCTCATTAGACGTAATCGCTGAACAGGCCAACGACGGCCATTGAGGAGTTACCGCTGCAAGTGGCGGTGATCGCGCCCTTGGTGGCGACGTTCAACTCCACGCTGTAGACGCCTGCGGTGGTCGTGGCCGGGAAGCTCACCAGGGTCGTGTTGCCGTCTTTAAGGATGGCCGACGCTTCGGTGTTCGATGCGACATTGACAACCACTCGCTGAATGTACGCGCCAACCGATCCGAAGGCGGTCGTGGACGTAGCGGCCACGGCGACGTAGTTATACCGAGTGGGGGAAAGGGTACTCATATCCGCGCTCTCCTCGACGTCTGTCGATCGTGGACTGCCCACATATCGTTCAGCGTCACCGTATTCTGTGGCCCAACCATGAGCGGTTTTTGCTCCAATGTTGGGGACTTGTCAGCGACCTCGCTCCATGATACCGCAAGCATACGAAATGCGTCACTAGGGTGTGATGTCCAATCGTGCCGCGGTGACTGACGGAATGCCTTTTTATCTTCGTCATACTCGCGCTGGTACTGGCACAGCGCCTCGATACCATCACGGCATCTTTCTGCGTCAAACCACACTCGAGGCAGCGTCATGCGTACTGCCTGGATGCCATTTTGCAGGCCAATGTCCGGCACCACAGCAAGTTTGCCGGCGCCAAGATAAACCGCCAACTGCTCGATGATGCTGCGGCCCGTCTGTAGGCTCTTGGCCCTGGCGTCGTGCGGCAGGTAATGCTTGGCGTATTTGTACGGCTTGCTCTCGACCGCCTCGGCGATGTCGTGGATGTCAGCGCCTGACACGGCGTAGAAGTCAATGCAGCGGATCTCACCGCGCGTGACCTGGTAGAACCATATCGCGGTGTCGTCTCTAAAACCGAGATCCCAGCTTGTATACACAGGCAGCTCGGGATCGTATGGCACCCGCGTGATGCGGCCCTGATCCTCTGCCTGACGCATTTCTGAACCGTAAAAAGCACCGAGGAGGGCAGCCGAGAAGCTGCATTCATACTCCTGCTGGTATTGATCCTCGGTTAATTGCGCTTGTGCAGCGTCTAGCTCGGACGCCGGGAGAATCCCGCTGGTTGAGGCGGGCAAGCGCAGCAGGAACCACTCGCTAGGATTTCGAGCGGCTAGTTCGTAGATGTCATAAAACTGGTTGCGCCCCTTTGGCGTACCGCCGAACACGCACCATCCGTTTTTATCACTCAAAGCGGGGCGAATGACGTTACCCCAAACGCTCGGTTTCCAATCTCCATATTCATCAGCGTACACCCCCGAGTAGCCCATTCCGCGCATGGCATCTGCGTTGTCAGCTCCGAACAGGCGGATCTGGCTACCGTTGATCAGCGTGATGGTCAGTTCCTGCTCGTTGACGGATTGGATGATCGGGTGTGCGCCGTCCTTAAAGTATTGCCAGGCTACAGCCTTGGCCTGGGATCGATACGGTGCGACGTAGGCAAACAGGCCATACGGCCCCTGGTACATAGCAGCAGCGCGGATCATGTCGTTGACGGCGGCTACCGTTTTGCCTGCGCGACGGTGCGCGACAAGGCAGGCCCAGCGTTTCGTGCGCTCATGGAACGGCATGAACGCCTTGCGTGGGCGGTAGGGCAGGATTATTCGGGAGCCATCCATCCGATCTGTACCTTGACCGGGCCGTTATCCTGGCCGGTGATTTCTTGCCGTGCCAACTTGGGAACGTGGTACTCGAGCAGGGTGCTGAAGCAGTCAAAGGCAGCCTGCGCTCCCTTCTCTCTAGCGATCTCGTCTAGCCACCCTTGTAGGCGGTCTGCGTTTCCGTCTACGAACCGCGCAATGGCTTCTCTGGCGGCCTGGGTGGACTTATTCGGCAATCCCTTGGGCCTACCCGGCCCAGGTTTTCTACCCTTTTTAAAAGTTCCGTCGTTCATCGTCGTAATGCCTTCGCTAATTTGACTCTTGTGGGTTCAAACACGGTGGCAACTCGAGCCTCGGGGCTGTAGTAGCCGGCATATCCGTAGGCTCGCATCAGGCGCTCGAAGTCGTTTGCGCGTTGAGCGGCGTCAATGGCGCCAGGGTTCATCTGTGCCATCGGTGAGGTGGTATTTACGACGTCAGCCAGGATGCCGAGCTTGGCCGGGTCGCGTCTCATGTTGTAGAGGTTTTCGCCCTGCGCTGTGTAGACGTTAGGGCCAAGTCCTGCTTCTGGGCGTACTGCGTTTGGCTTGCCGGTGTAGAAATAGGTGCGATCGCGTATGTCAGGCGCGCCGCGGAGGCGGGCGGCTTCTTCGCCCTTGATGCCGGTGCCATAACGGCTCGGATCGGTCTGCGTGAGGTTCGGGCTTTTGCTGTAATGCGTCAGCGCCAGGCTCTGTGCGGTGCCAGGATCTGGGAGGATCAATCCTTCAAAGCCCGCGATCGGTGCGCCCATGTAGTCAATCTGGATCATTTCCGCAGGCAGTACGACTGACTTCTGCGGGGCATATTGGAAATCGTTGAACAATGCCTGGCGTTCTGCTTGCAGCTCTTTAATGTCGGCCGGGTCATAGCCGTATCGTTGCGCTGCTGCGATTTCCGCGTCAGCTTCCAAAATTAAGGCTTTCAGCTCCGCATTGAGCGGCGAGTAATTAACCAGGCTGTTCTGGCCTCGGGTTTCGCTCGACATGGCGATGCGGGCGAGCGGGCTGAACATCTGGCTGTGAGCGGCCCAGGCGGTTTCTTCCCCCATTGGGCCGAACTGGTTGCGATGTACGGCGTGGCCGAAATAATCGTGTACCGCGCGAAACATCTCGTTGTACGAGAGGCCGGTGTCAGGGTCGGTCGAGCCGAGGAAATCGTGTGGCTCACCGCCCTGGTAAACGAACATATGCCCGCGCTTGTCGATGTCCTCGAACATCTCCTTGCTGGACTTATAGTTGCCTTCGCCGCCGCGGTAGTACGACATGGCGATCGGAAGTGAGTCGAACTGCGACTTCACCTCTTTGGCAAGCTGCAAATACGATTTCTCGAGCAGGTCGTCGTAGCTTTTAACCTTGGCCTTCTGCAATACGTCCGGCATCACCCGGTCATACGACTTCAGCGTTGCGGCTTTGTATTGCGGCGTTTCTTTCGTGGCCTCGAGAAATATGCGCCCGATCGGTGCTTGTTTCTGCAAGCTGCTCGGCGGGTTCTTTCCCAGTTTGTATGGGGTGCCAAACTCCCTCTCGGTGTATTGGCTAGCGACCTGTGCCGGTGTTAAACGTCGTCCAGAAACGACCGATGGCGCATTATCTGGCGCCACCGCCACTCCCGCTCCTCCTCCGACCTTGGTTCGGCTTTGCCGTACTTTTTCTCCAGCCGGGCCAACAGGGCTTTGGCTTTCGTTATATTGGCCTGCACTCGCGCCTGTCTGTCGGATTCGGAGGAATGGCCCTTCTTGTCGTCTTTCATAACTCACCTTGGGTGTTTTGCGGGACGCGCCCATGCCCGCGATCGTGCCTTCGACCGGGGCCAATGCTGACCCGCCGATGCTGCCGCCCGTGATGTTAGCGGCGACGTTAAAGGCTTCCTCGGGGCTGACGCGACCGCCCTGTGCGGTAAAGCCTGGCGCCACGATGGCCTTTGCTGCGTCATACAGCACCTGCGGGGCGACCAGGCCGGTTTCGCGGCTGTAATAGGGCAGGATGTTGCTACGCTCGATGTTTGGTTGCAGGCCCGTCAGGCGTTGCACCTCGCGCTCGAGGGTAGGCTGGGTGTCGGCCATCATGGCTTGCTCGCGGCGGTCAGCAGCGAGGGCCAGCTCCATGCGTTGGCGATCGGTTAGCTGACCCGTAGCCGCGGCCATACGACGACGCTTTTCGTCCTCATACGCCAGGGCAGCTGCGAGTCGGCTCCGATCTGCCGCCATTTACTTAAAGCGATCCAGCTTGTACGAAAGGGATGCAATTTCGCCCACTATTTCATCGACGATGTTTTGCAGGTCGGTGTCTTTCGGCAGATCACCGCGAATGCCCTTCACAAAACTTAACAGGCTGTCAGCGTATTTTGCCGCATTGCTCTGCACCTTAAAGCCGTCTGGATAGTCCGACAGCGGGATGATGCCGTAGTGGCCCTGATACGCCTCTGCGTACTTATCAGCCAGCTCTACGATGTTTTCGTAATAGTGGCCCAGGGCTTTGTGGCTCGCGTAGCTCGCCGTCTGCAAATGAAGAAAGTGAGTTGCGGTGGCTGAATGCAGCAAAACACCTACGAATTCGGCAGCGTCCTTGTGGCTCATTGCGGCGTTAACCTTAAATTGGGCAGGATGATTGCAGTCGTAGCATCTCCCAGCGCAAACCGCTCTGTCAACTGCCGTTCGGGCGGGTAAACCAAGATGCGATGTGTGAGATCAATTTGCATCGCATTCCAGACACCTTTTTCAATTCCCTCAAAGTCATCGAGGGTGATGATGGTATTAGGCGTGAACAGACGCTCGAGATGCGGCTTGTCGTCCGGCTGTAGTCGCCCGTCCAGGTGAAGCAGGTCAATTTTGCCATCTAATTTGCTGAACATTTCTGTGGAACTCCCGTGGTATTGCGTGATCTTGGTTGCGATCGGGAGTTTGAAATTGTGCGTCATGTCGCAGGTATGCGTTTCCGCACCTAAACGCGATAACACAAAGGTTGACTTGCCGATATAGGTGCCAATTTCGGCTACCACTTCGGGACGGTAATAACGCACCACGGCCCAGAGTGCGATAAGTGAGGCGTGATTGGTGCTGCCGGTTTGGCGGGCAGGGTCGAGCTTTTCTAGCCCCTCAATGATGTGCCAGGGCAGATCTGGCAGGTCAGCGAAAAGGGTGTCCCATATTGCACGGGATAGACGCTTTCGGTTCACGTTTAGCATATATTCTCCTGATGTTTGTCTTTTTCCACGTTGGCGACGACATCGCCATGCCCACCGCGATGGTGTTCTCCATCCGGCGCCATAACCCTGACGCGACCATTATCCAAGTTACAGACGGCTATACGCCTGTCGTGCCTGGCGTCTCGAGGGCGTTCGTCACCCAGGGCAATCGGCAGTACCTGATGCAATGGCGCACCAATGCGTTTGCCGAGCTGGGGTTGGTCGAGCCGGCGTTCTACATGGACACCGACATGATTGTGCGTCACCCGCTTAACGCCGAGGCGATCCTCGAGGGGGCAGTTGCCATGACCAGGCGCGAATTCAACCGTGATGCCGTCTTTAACCCGCGGCAACGCGGCCAGGACTTCAGCGAATACACCGGCAAGACGCTCGATGAGATTTATCCTTACGTCGGCTGCTGCACGATTACGGCTGATTGGGGCGTGTGGGCGGATCTGGCCGAAATGTATAACGTCCTGCCGGATAAGTTTCGCGTGTGGTACGGCGACCAGGAAGTGCTGCGGGAGTACGCCAAGCGTGTTCCTGTCCAACACCTCCCGGAATCGTATTATGCCTGCCTGCCGGAGTTTCTCGAGCAACACCCTGACCCTGCCATTGTCCATTACAAAGGCGCCCGTAAGGCTTTAATGCTCAACGGAGCTGCTCCGGCTTAATTGCAGCCAGGTATCGCTCCATAAGCTCGCGCACCGTAGCCTCGGGATCTCGAGCAACGTAAAACTCCCCGCGGGGTTCAAACACTTGCCGAAATCGCTCCTGGCTCGGGCGTAGCTTTCCTTTTTCGACTTTGATTTCAACCCAGCAAGTCCAAGGCACCCCGTCCGGCAGCAGCCTGACGACGAGCCGATCGGGAACGCCGCCGTTTGAGGCGAAATCTAGGACGTCGAACCCGGCTAGGGACAGCGCCTGGCCAATGACTCCATCGTTCGCGTCTCTCCTGGCTCGGTATCTCATCTCGAGCCTCGTTGATGCAGCGACCCAGCCAGATAATCCACCATGTCCTATTTCCCCGTTTTAATGCCGGCACGTTCACGCAGTCTCTCCACAGCTCGTTCACCCCACAACTGGCGCACCAGGCCAATGACATCTCGATCCGACAGCACAGCAGCCGGGCCAACCTCACGGATTAGCTCTGCTACTCGGTCTTTATTGACCTCAATGCCTCGAGCAAGTTGGGCGTCGTAGAAGCGTAAACGGTTCAGCGGGGATTGTTGTACAAGTTCATTCCACACCGCGGCATTACGGTGGATGTGATGTTCTAGGTTGTGACTAGGTTTAGGTTCTTCTGATTTAGTTTTAGTCGGAAAATACTGGTGTAAATCACCCATACACATAACCTCTCTATGGTTTAGAACTGATGACTGATGGTGATTCCGCACGGTTGAGACGGAGTACGCCTAACGTGGATCGTGCGGAATTGATGACTGACGGAGCCATCCGCTGTCGGCTACTTTTCACCGGATTGCTCCGATTGCCATTTGCGCTTCCCGACGATACGCCGCGCACCTAAAGGCTGGCTGCCCCGATTTAGGTTTAAGGTGGCTCTGTGCGTTGTTTCCCCGACCAGAGTACCCGAGCTGTTGGGCGTGGTGGGGTCG